GTCGACGGCCGAGGCCGCCCGCATCCGGTTCCAGCCGGCCATCAGGTGCTGGCCGTAGTAACGGCGTTCCTTCTGGACGGCGGCCCGCAGCGCCGTGCCGGGGGGCTGGCCTGCGCTGCGGGCCTGCTTCAGGGCCGTGGTGATGCGCCGGCTGGCGGCCACCACGAACTGGGCGCGGCGCACGTCATTCAGCCGGGACACGGTCAGCGTCGCCGAGCCGGTCGCGCCGAGCCTGTCCGGCGGGAAGCTCAGGACCGCCTCCAGCGCGCCGAGCGCGGCGGCCGAGGGGATCGCCGCCAGCGCGAACGCGCCCTGGAGCGCGTCCAGGGCCTGCTGGGCGGTGTAGGCGGTCGCCAGCACGGACACGACCGCCAGGACCAGCTGGCTGTCCTCCTGGGGCTGCGCAGGCGCCGCCTGGGCCGGGGCCGGGGTGGTCATGGCTGCGCGGCCTCCTTGGCCTCGGACGCCTGCTCGGCGCTGGCGTACGTGGCCACCATGGCGTAGTTGCTGGCGAAGGTCACGTAGATGATCGAGACGCCGTTCCAGAACGGCCGGGCGAAGGCGTACAGGCCCAGGCACAGGAACGTCAGCCCGATCCAGAGCCACTTCTTGGCCCGGAACTCCAGCGGCGTGCCCCTCGCCGCCCGGACCCGCGCGATCATGCCATCCGGCCCGGAGGCGGCGTCATCGGGGGCTTGGCCGGCGGGCCGCCGGCCGTCGGCGGGGCGGGCATGGCCCGCGGCAGGCCGCCGCTCGGGCTGCCGTTCCGCGGCGGGCCGGCCTGCTGCTGAAGGTTCTGCACCCCGGCGCCCATGATCGCCGTGCCCGCCTGCGCCAGCCCCTGAAGCTGCCCGATGCTGCCGGCCGTGGCCGGGTTCATGCCGGGCGGCGGGTTGCCGGCCAGCTGCTCGGCCCGCTGGTTGGCGGTGCTGGTCAGTGCCTCGTGCACCTGGTCGACGTCCAGCTGGAGGATCGAGGCCATCCGCTCGGTCAGCAGGTCGAACACCGGCAGCGGCACGTGCAGCACGGGCGCGGCGGCCATCTGGCCGAACAGGGTCAGCAGGGCCTGGACCTGCTCGTCCTGGAGCGGCCCGAAGTTCCACCGGGGAAACGCGGCCTCGGTGCCGTAGTTCAGCACGACCAGCGGCCGGATGACGTCGGCCGAGATCGAGCTGGCGATCTCCTTGGCCACGCCCTGCCGAGACTTCAGGTAGAAGCTGGACTGGTCCTGGGACAGCGCGTAGCTGCCCTTGCCGCCGGTCGCGCTGCCCGTCAGGGCCATGAACCCGGCCAGCACGCTGTGGGTCTGCCAGCCCTCCAGGAAGCCCATGGCGTCCAGGAAGAACGACCCGGCGTCCTTGGCCGTCTCGATCACCTCGAACGCCTTCTGCCCCGCCTCGGGGTGGACCAGCCCGACCACGCCGCTGGACTTCAGGCTGGCGATGTCCTCGGCGCGCTGGGTTGCCTCGGTCGGGTCGTTGCCGTAGGCAATGGTGCGCGGCAGCGACTGGTTCTCCAGGAAGTGATACCAGAGGTAGAGCAGCTTCATCTTCGTCTGGTAGCACCAGTACGAGACTTCCATCTCCGACGCGCCCACAAGCGGCTCGCGGTGCTTATTGTGCGTGTAAATGTAGGAGCGGATCTTCGGGATGTCGACGTATCCGGGCACCTTCTGGTTCTTTGACGCCATGAGATTGCCGCCGAATAGCCAGACCTGCTGCCTGAAACCGTTCTGCCGCCCGGTCCGGTCGTTATAGCGCGCCTGGCATGTCGCGGTGGGCCGGAAGTTAATGCCGTCGTAGATGACCGCGCCGTCAGACGGGCGGATCTTGAACGTCTTCTCGAAGAATGCCCGCCGGTAGATCTGGGCGCTGGTGATCTGGCCGACCAGCTCCTGGATCGGGGTGCGCATGCCGCCGTCCTGGTCCGGCGTCATCAGCACCGAGCGCACGAAGTCGGCCTCGCCCTTGTCGCCGCTGGCTGCCTGGATGCTGTAGTCGGCCTCGCGGATCGGCAGGGTCAGCACCAGCTCGATCGCCGAGCACACGCCGTCCCGGCTGAACATCGTCTTCATGTCACGGGCGCCCCACTCGCCGTAGTCGAAGACATCGCCCTCGCCGTAGTAAGCGAACAGCCGCTGCCCGACGTCGAACGAGGTGCCCAGCTCGGCCGCCATCAGCTCGCGCCGGTCCTTCGGCCTCATGTCGGGGAACTCGACCACGTTGGCGGACGGCGCCGTAGCCCCCGAGTTGTAGCTGCTGTAGCCGGTGACGCGCGGTGCCATCAGGCCTCCCTGGTCATGCACATGCCAGCAGGCTAGCCCGGCCTAGTGCCAGGCCACCACGTTAGCGGGGACCGGCCGCTGCGGGTGATCCCCGTCATCGAGCGGCGCGAAGTCCTCCAGGTCCCACTGCGCCTGGGTCTTGTACGCCCCGCCGTGCGCGCTCGCCAGCCGCCGCTCCCGGCTGGCCTGCTCCGGGCCGACCCCGGCCATCTCCAGCTCGCGCCCGGCCGCCCAGGGGACACGGCCGGCGGGCAGCGGCGGGCCGATGCTCTTGGTCAGGTACTGGCTGGCCGCCCAGACCAGCGAGTCGAGCCGGTCGGGGCTGCGCTCGCGGGCCGCCCCGGTGAACGTGCACATCTGGTCTTCCAGCTCGGGCATGTGCTCGTCGCTGACCCGGTGCCCCTCTGGGTGCTCGATGTCCGCGCAGTCGCACGGCCGGAAGTAGCTCGTGTGGCAGTGCCGGACAAGGCCGCCGCCGCGGCGCTCGTACATCGCGCTGACCGGCTCGGCGCGGGTGCGCTTGGCCTGGCTGGCATGCACGATCTTGACCTTGACGTGGATGCCGAGATCCTTCATGACCTGGCGGAACGTGCCGATCAGCCACTCGCCGCCGTGGTTCTTCTCCAGCACGATCTCGACCGAGCAGCCGTTCTGGCCCCAGTGCTGCGCCCGCTTCAGCACGCGCCGGGTGAACGCGGCCGGCGACTCCTGGCCGCCCCAGTTCTCGGCCACGTAGATGTGCTCGTCGTCGCCCGGCCCGAGGCCGACCACGGTGTAGGCCTGCTCGTCCGAGGTCTCGGTGCCGTCGGAGGGGTCGACCCCGATCTTCACCTCGCGCAGGAACGCCGGGCCGCCCGCCTGGCCGACGCCCGCGCACCGGATGGCGTCGATCTGGTCGCGGACCCACAGGCTGTTGGCGACGTCGTCCAGCAGCTCGCCCTCCAGCTCCTGGCGCTCCAGCCGGGTGCCGGTGGCCGAGCCGACCACGGCCCGGAAGAACTCCTCGGAGAGGTTGGCGCGGTTGTCGACGGTGCGCAGCCGCCGGACGATCGCCCCGCCGGGCTCGGAGCCGCGCAGGATCCGCCGGATGAGCTTGGCCGCGGGCCGGCTGACCTTGGGGGTGCCGGTGGCGATGATGCGGCTGATGCCCTGGCGCAGCGCGTACTTCAGCGACTCGTCCCAGGTGGTCTCCCACTTCAGCCACAGGCCGATCTCGTCGCAGTTGTGGACGAGGATGCCCGAGGCAAAGAACTCGTGCGCCCCGTCAACAGTCAGGTCGTAAACGTCACTCCGCCCCGCTGGCTGCACGCTCACGACGCTTGCGCCTGCGCCTGGCGTTCTCAGAGCACCGCCTTGAGCAGTAGGCAACCTCAGCCCTGGCGCTCTGCGTGCTGAACTGCCTGCCGCACGGCTCGTTCTGGCAGGTGAATACCCGCAGCTTGCGCCGGGCAATGGCGGCCCGGCTGCCTTCGCTGATCCGCTGCCGGGCAGTAGCGTCCCGGACGGCCCCGCGCTGGTGGTGGCGGTTGTGGTCGCCCCTGGTGACGGCCACGAGGTTTCCGGGCTGGTTGTTCCCCCGGTCATGATCATCGTGGTGGACGATGTGCCCGGCCGGGAGCGGCCTGCCGTTCGCCCTCTCCCAGACCGCAACATGGAGCCGCTTGCCCGGCTGGCCGCTCGTTCCCGAGTCATCCAGGTAGTAGCCGCTGTTCTTGCGGTACCAGCGCGTGCCGTCCCAGTCGTACCAGGCTGGCGGTCCGGGGATGAATTGCTCCATGTAACAAGCGTATCACCTACCTTTAGGCTGCCTGCCTCGGTCCAGCCTCGCTCAGCCGTCCAGACCGGGTGCTCGGCCGTGCAGTGCAGCTCCCGGCCGTCCGACGCTGTCACGCAGACCAGCGGCGCATCCTGGCGCGTCATGACCTGCGCCGTGACAGTGCGCCAGCCGCGGCGGGTCATCACCTGATCACCTGGCCGCACGTCCCGGATCGGCACG